GAAGGTCAAAGATTTAGTTTTTCTGATGGCGACAAGACAGATAATCTAAACGTTGTAAATAAAAGAATTTCGTATCCAAGACTAAAACTACCAGAGGTAAGGCTAGAGCCAGGTTCTACATATACCGCAACAAATTTATTTTCTGAACAGGCAGTAAGTGATTATCTAGACCTTCAGCCTAGTGCTGGCTGGAATGACACGGAGTCACACTTATATTTTGACAAAATTTCTCAGTTGCCAGAAAAAACTAAAGCCATTTATATTGTTGCAACTCGTTCAGAAAATAATGCATCAAAACAAATATTGTTTAAAATATTTGACAAAATTAATGGCAACTTTTTAGAAGCATATACAATAACTTCTGGCGGTAACAACAATATTGTGTATAGTTTTAGTTATAATGGAACCGCTTCAACCCTTGCAACTGTAGCTGGAAACGTAGTTGGAACAAAGTTTGGTGCTGGAATAGACATAGAAAAGCTAATTTCTTTAAATACAACAAACGGAAGTAATCTTAGAGACTTCTTTTCCAGCCAAGAAAGACTTGCTTTGTACGTTGGTGGCGACGAAGAGTTTACTACAGATAGAACCTTTACAGGAAAACTTTATAAACTTGGATTTGCCAATTCAAGAAATTTGTCTAAGATATCTTCTTTATTTACTGATGGAATTTTTAGTGGCTCTGCTACTACACTAGATAGTCACATAGCAAGCTACACACTGATTATAAATAATTTTGCAGGTAATGTGTTTTTGGATATTGCTACCAATATGTATTGGCAAGAATCTATTCCACTGACATCTCTTGCCAAGTTTAGTTCTGGAGATTATTTGTTAGACTACCTTCAGATAAATCTTGACTACCCAAGACCAATAACTTTTAGCTCTTCTGAATACAATACCGATAGTTCGGAAGCTAGAATATATCTTACCTTTCAAGATGTTACAGATACACCGTCTGACTCAATAGACTTTGCAACATCTGTTAGGGTAGAAAACTCTAATGTTATAGAAGATACAACAGGCTATGAAACAACAAGGTATGAAATGGTTGATGGAACTGTTATCTATATTCCAAGCGGTATAGACAAGGAGTCATATTTTGTAGTTGTCCACCTAGAAGTAAATGTTAATGGAATTACCACAAACCCAATCGACATTAGAAATATTCAGGTTGCCTCTCAAGCACACACACTAAACTCATCATCTGTGCTAGAAATTCCAACAAAAAATAACGTAAGCTTGATAGCGTACAATAATGCAATTGTAAACCCACCATTTGAACTGGACACAACAGGTTGGGGTATTCGAAATGGCTCTGTGGCACGGTCAAGTGCGATGTCTTATGAGGGAACTTACTCTGCCCTGTTTACTGTTGGCTCTTCTGGAACAACTGCAGGTATAAATGTTTCACCAAACACAACCTATATGCCAGCAGTAACTCCTGGAGATACTGTAACATACTCTATTTATGTAAAAGATGTAAATACTGGAAAGTCGTATCGTTCTTTCATAGACTTTTATGATGCAACCCCAGCATTTATTACTGGAAGCGGAGTATCTGGTGCTATAACTTCTGTATCAACATCGGCATGGACTAGGGTCACTATTACTGCAACTGTTCCAGCTGGAGCAGCATACGCAAGACCATACACATATTCTTCATCAGCATTTTCTGCTGGAGAGGCTGGAGAAACTGTGCATTTTGACTCGGCAACATTCCATAAAGGATATGTTACAGGACAAGGCAACAACAACCCAGTAATTATTCCAAAAGACAATGACCCACATTTATATTTGTCAGCAAATTCTGGAATGTCAATCGTTGGAGAAATTGCAGAAAAGCGTGGATTTTATTTACCACTAAACTCTGGAGAGTCTACAGAATTTGATGTTGCAATTATTCAAGCAACTATGAAGTTTCAAATTGAAGAGTTTAGTACTTCGAATGTACTTCTTTTTGAACTAGAAAAAGAAGATATGAAAACTATAAAGTTTTATGCAGACTCACTAAATACTGCACAAAACAGGGCTAGAATTTTTGCAATAGACCAAACAGGAGCAACATATACAAAGCTAGAGTATTATATAAATGGGGTCAAAACAGAATATCCAGCAATATCTTTAGATGAGTGGGTAACTGTTGGAGTAAGAATTACAGAGCATTTTAGCCTTTCAGGTCAAACAGGAAGACTAAAAATTTCTGGACCAATGCTGCTAAACAATATCTCATATTTTCAACTAAAGGCTGGTGATGAAGCATCTAGCATTGTTACAGCAGCAAAGTGGGCTAACATACTTTACGATTCATACACCATTCAAACCTGGAACTCATACTCAGCATCAACCTGGGAAGCAGAGCTTGCAATTACAGCATCTGCTACTGAGATTAACGGTCTTGAAATTGATGATGTTTATAAATCCTTTGCAGGTACAAACAAAATTATTGCAGCGTATGATGCTACAGATAGAAAACTAAAAACAAAATCATACTCATATCCTATTTATATTGGTTCTTCATCAAACACAATAACATCTTCACCGCTATAATATGGTATACTAGTGGTTATGAAACAAGAAAAACTAGACCCAGTTGAGCAAGCCCTGAGCAAAGCTCGCATCCAAGTAATTGAAAAGCACTATGATTGGGGGCTTTATGTTTGGATTCGTGAGAATGGAAAGCCATTTACTGACGAAGATGGAAACATCCTGAACATTCCGTCAAAGAAAAACGACGAGGCTCAGATTGCAAAGCTTAAAGATGCTGCAGCATATTACGGAGAGCCTAACGGTCACCCAATTTTTTACCCTGGTCTTGGAAGAATTACAGACGAGGAATACAGCGAACAAATTGACAGAATGAAGCAGGGTCTTATTCCTAACCTTAATGACCTAGGTGCTGTTCAGGCTGCCAAAGACACAATCGCACTTTATGGAGATGAAGAATAATGGAAGAATACATTATCGGTGCTTCACTGCCAGAATTTGACGCAGAAGAAGACCTGTTTAAAAAGCAAGACCCATTTGTAAAATCGTGGGACGACCTAAAGGGGCTAAACGGTCTTGACCTAAACTTTAAGAGACGTTCTACACGTCAGCTATCTAAGGCAGATGTAAACAGCGATGCATACCTTGACAGTGCTATGGCTGTTAGTGCAGGTGTTGGTGGAGCAAAGTCAAAAGAGCTAAACCCTGGCAAAGTTTTTAAGAATGGCTATGGACTGTTTGATGTAATTACACCACCATGGAATCTTTATGAGCTTGCCAACTATTACGATACCTCATTTGCTAACCACGCTGCTATTGATGCCAAGGTAGAAAACATTGTCGGTCTTGGTTACGACTTTCATGTTACAGATAGAACCGCAATGCGTCTAGAAGGCATGGAAGACCAAACAGCAATTAAACGAGCACGTAATAGAATTGAACGTGCCAAGGTAGAGCTAAAAGACTGGCTAGAAACCATGAATGATGAAGATTCGTTTACCCATACTATGATGAAAATTTACACAGACCTTCAAGCAACTGGTAACGGATACATGGAAATTGGTAGAACAGTTACTGGAGAAATTGGTTATATTGGTCACATTCCTACAACCACAATGCGTGTGCGTAGACTTAAGGATGGATACGTTCAGATTATTGGAGAGAAGGTTGTTTACTTCCGTAACTTTGGTGCAAAGAATCCAAACCCAATCACATCTGACCAGAGACCAAATGAGATTATTCACTTTAAAGAATACTCACCGCTAAATACTTACTACGGTGTTCCAGACATTATCTCAGCAATCACAGCATTGCAAGGAGACCAGCTTGCATCACAATACAACATTGATTACTTTGGTAACAAGGCTGTACCAAGATACGTTGTGACTCTAAAAGGTGCAAAACTATCGTCAGATGCAGAAGACAAGATGTTTAGATTCTTGCAGACTAGCCTTAAGGGTCAGTCCCACCGCACACTTTATATTCCGCTTCCAGGAGACTCAGACACAAACAAGGTTGAGTTCAAAATGGAACCAATTGAAAACGGCGTACAGGAGGCATCATTCAATGACTATAGAGTTCGTAATCGTGACGACATCTTGGTTGCTCACCAAGTTCCACTCTCCAAGATTGGTGGCGGTGATGCAGCATCTATTGCAGCTGCCCTAGCCCAGGACCGCACGTTTAAGGAGCAGGTAGCAAGACCAGCCCAGCGTACAATTGAAAAACTTATTAATAGAATTGTAAAAGAAAAAACAGACATTCTTGAACTTAAGTTTAATGAACTTACTCTTACAGACGAGATTGCACAGTCTCAGATTCTTGAGCGTTATGTAAAGACTCAGATTATGGTTCCTAACGAAGCTCGTGAAATTCTTGGTCTACCACAAAGACCAGACGCAGACGAACCGTTTCAAATGACACCTAGACAGGCAACGGATGCTCGTGCCAACCTTGCTGGCAACCGCCAGCGTGACGCAGAGCGAACAAACAATGCTTCAGATAGTACTGCTACAATCACTGGAAGAAACGCTCAGGGCGAGGGTAGAGCAGTACAATAAAAAAGTATGTTACAATATAGTAACAATACTTATAAAAAGGGTATATAATTAAGGTAATATGACTATTCAAAAGGCTCATTGGAATACCGATGGCGACAACGTTCGTCTGTCGATGCCATTCAACAAGGTAGATAAAGAGAGACGTATCGTCTCTGGATTTGCTACACTTGATAATCTAGATAAGCAAAATGATATTGTTACTCCAGAAGCATCTTTAAATGCTTTCTCAAAATTCCGTGGAAACATTCGTGAAATGCACCAGCCTCTTGCTGTTGGCAAAATGGTTTCCTTTAAAGAAGACAAGTTCTTCGACCCAGAGACAAAGAAGATGTACTCTGGTATTTACGTTTCAGCCTACGTATCCAAGGGTGCTCAAGACACCTGGGAAAAGGTTTTGGATGGAACCCTTTCGGGTTTCTCAATTGGTGGTAAGATGAACAAGTGGGATGATGGCTACGATGAGAAGATGGACTCCAAGGTTAGAATTATTAAAGACTACGACCTTGTTGAGCTTTCTCTTGTAGATACCCCAGCTAACCAATTTGCAAATATTCTTTCTGTTGAAAAAGTTGACGGTGTTGATGTTGTTAAAGGCATGGACACAGTTATCGAAAATGTGTTCTGGGACTCTGAGTCTGGACTAGTTCTGCTTTCTGAAAATGAAACAGAGATTAGCCCAACTTCAGGCGTACCTATGCAAAACATTGGTTTCGTTGAAAAATCAGATAACGAAAAAACAGAAATGCTAAAGTTCTTAGTTGATAGTGCTAAAGGCATTAAAACTTCTAAGATAACAAAGGAGGAAAGTCCTATGACTGACGCAACAAATGAAGTGGTTGAAGAAACCACAGTTGAGACAGTAGAGGTTGCTCCAGAGGCAGATGCCGTAGTTGAAGAGGCAGTATCAGAAGAAGTTACAGAAGAGGCTCCAGTAGTCGAAGAAGTAACAGAAGAAGCTCCTGCAGAAGAAGCTGAAGAGGTATCTCCAGCAGACGACGAAACTGAAAAGACACTAGTTGTTAACGCAGTTTCAGAAATCAAGGATACTCTAACATCAGCCTTTAGCGACCTTACATCAATCGTGAAGAGCCTACAGGCTCAGGTTGATGAACTCAACAAATCAATTGATTCCGTAAAAACTGAGGTAAAGGAATCAAAGGATGTATTTAACGAATTTGGAAAGAGGGTTGACGCTGTTGAAGCTGACACCGCTTTCCGCAAGTCTGGCGACATCGGTGATGTCGTACAGTTTGAACCAGAACAGGTTCAGAAATCCCTATGGGACGGTCGTTTCCTCAAAACAACCGATTTATTCAAATAAAAATCACTAGGAGGTGACAATTATGTCGGAAGAAATTATTAAAAACTATCCAGGAGCTGGTGCCAATGAGACAAACTCAGAAGGTGCATTTGCTTCAGGTGGCATTGGTGGCGTTACTAACCCAGGAGCTTCAACTCTCGGAAACGTCCCAACTGCTGAATTTGGTGTACTAACTGGTCCTAACGCTGTAACCCCTAGTGGTTCTGCTGCAAGCGGTATCCTACGTCCTGAACAGGCACGTAGATTTATCGATTATGTCTGGGATGGTACAGTCCTAGCCAAGGACGGTCGCCGTGTAACAATGCGAGCTAATACAATGGAACTTGAAAAAGTTAACGTTGGTGAGCGTGTTATCCGTGCTGCTAACCAGGGTGATGCAACATACACCAACGCTGGTGCTACATTCTCAAAGGTCGAACTTACTACAAAGAAGATTCGTCTTGACTGGGAAGTATCAGCTGAGGCTCTAGAAGACAACGTTGAAGGTGCTGCTCTTGAAGACCACCTAGTCCGTCTAATGACAAACGCATTTGCGAATGACATTGAGGACCTAGCAATCAACGGTACTGGTACAGGAGCGAACAACTTCCTTAACATTATGGAAGGTTTCGTAAGCCGTACTAAGACCGATGGATATGCACACGAATACGTTGCTACTATCGCTAACAATGCATTTACACCAGAGGTTCTACAGCAAGTTGTAGACCGTCTGCCTCGTAAGTACCGTGCTCTAAAGAATGGTCTGAAGTTCTACGCAGGAACATCAGCATTCCAGGGCATCGTAAGAAACCACGGAACTCTTTCTGGAAACATCTGGACTGAAGACTACCGTAACGCTTACCTTGCAGGTACTGACCAGGTTATCGGTCAGGCTCGTGCTACACGTGTACTAGGTATTCCTGTTATGGAAGTACCTTACTACCCAGAAGGCTTCGTAGACCTAACCTTCCCAAGCAACCGCATTTGGGGTTTCCAGCGAGACATCACTGTAAACCGTGAGTACGTTGCCAAGAAGGACACCATTGAGTACACCGTATTCGTACGTTTCGGTATTCAGTGGGAAGAGCAGGACGCTATCGCATACGTTGACAGCGATTCTGTTGACTCAAGCCTATAATCTTGAGTTGCCCAACTTGGAGGGGGTAGGAGCTTCGGCTTCTACCCCTTTCTACTTTATTATCTGCTATAATGTAAACTGGAGGAAATCATGTCAGATGAAACACTAAATGAAACTACAACCGATATTGTTGTAGACGACGTACAAGTAAGCCTAGAAGTAACCTCGTCGGGTACAAAGGCAGGAATTGAAACAAACGAAAATGGTGTAATTACAACACCAGCAAAGAAGCGTGGCAAACCAGCCCCATCAGTTATGGTAGTTAACGGAGCTATTGGTTCGCCAGGAGCAGAAAGACAAGACAAGCCAAAAATTGTAGCAGAGCCAAAGAAAAAAGAAACAGTTGCAGTATACTCAACTAGAAATGTTATGTGGGAAGGCGTTGGAGAAGTAAAGCGTGGCTATAACTTCTTAACACCAGTGCAAGCAGAAAAGTGGTTGACAAGAGTTCACACTAGACTGGCAACACCAGCAGAAATTAAAGAGGCGTTTGATAATTAGTGGAGATTCTTAGAGTAGACACAACAACAACACCATTTCAACTTGGAACTCAAAAGTTTCAGTTTCCAATCGTTGTTGATGGATATGCTAGTACAGTAGTAAGAGTAAACGTTACGGACCTTTCAGACTCTACTCTTGTTATGGATGCTGTACAAGCTACTACTACCTCTGCATCAAAACTAACTATTTCGGTACCACTCAAGTACGACGCTGATTACAAAATTCAAGTTTACAACACTAGTGCAACACCTGCAGCAGCTAACCTAATTTACGAAGACTTTTATGAAGTCCGTAGACCTTATGTAGACCCAAACACTAAGGCTACCACTGCTACAGACATTGCAACTTACGCAGCTAACGAACAACTAGCCAGAGCAATTATTGATTCAATTGTCACAGATGGTTTTTACTACAAGAAGAAGGCTATTCTTGCAATTGGCAATGGTAGCGACTTTATTCCAGTATGGGATAATGTAAAGAGTATTGTTTCTGTTTACGAGAATAACGTTCTTGTTACCGCTAAAACATTTGAACTTACTGTAGATGGTTCTGCAATTACGCAAACCTATACAGGAGAACTAAACCGAAGTGAGTCAGCACCAGTATTGCTGCCAGCATCTAACTCTGACTATACAGAGCTAATCTATGGATATACTGGTTTTCCAAGAGAGTATGACTACAAGATTATTGCTGAAGTGGGATACCTAAATATTCCAGCAGACATAAAGAAGGCAACCGAGTTGCTTATTGAAGACATTAGCTGTGGAAGACTAGATTACTACAAGAGATATATTGGTTCATACAACACAGACCAGTTTAAAATTCAGTTTGACAAAGCAGTGTTTGAAGGAACTGGCAATATTCTAGTGGATAAAATTCTAGAAAAATACAAAAAGCCAGTGACACGCCCAGGAGTGTTGTAGCGTGGGAATATGCGAAACCCCAGACTTCATGTTCCCAATGCTTGCAGATATCTACTATCCAATTGTTGAGCAGGGTGCTTATGGAGATGTTAAGAAAAACTGGGTATTAGATAAAACAATTGCTTGTCAATTTAACACAGCAGGAACAGCAAACAAAGAAGACCTTAGACCAGAAGTAAAGCTATTGCAAGATTCAGCACTTATTGGAAGAGTCAAAAGTGATATTCGTTTTTCTAGTGAAGACCAAAGAAACGGTCTGACAAATATTCTTGTTACAAACATTACAGATAAGAATGGTAATCTTGTTTATCTAGAAACATCTGGAACTCGTGCAGGACAGTCAACACTTTTTGAAGTAGCTACATTTGACCCATTTCTAGGTCCATTTGGAAATGTAGAGTTTTACAAGATTATTCTAAGACGCTCAGAAAATCAGGCGGTAGACCTGTGATATCTGTAAAGTTTGACGATAAAGAGTTGTTTAATGACATTATGAATATTGTAAAATATTCAGAAGGCTTTGTTGATGGTGCTAATAGGGGTAAGTCAAAATTTTTACAAGAGCTTGGAGTGATTACTGTTGAAATGGCAAAAGAGTTTATTGATACAAATGCTAGACTTGACCCACAAAGACTTCATCACATTTATGAATGGTATCTAACAGGTAGTCCAGATGCAAGACTTTATGATATTGACTATACCGTATCTAACAGTAGGGTTGCATTCAAACATTCGTTCAAACAGTCTCAGTCTGTCAGCAGAGGCTCTACAACACCATTCTACAATAAAGCAGAAGTTATGGAAAGTGGTATTGCAGTTACCATTAAGCCAAAGTCTGCAAACGTTTTAGCGTTTGACGATAATGGAGAAACATACTTTAGACCAGGACCAATCAAAGTGGATAATCCTGGTGGACAAGTGCAAGGACAGTTTGAAAAGGTGCTAAATATATTTTTTAATCAGTATTTTACACAATCTTTCCTAAGAGCATCTGGAATTGCCTTTAATCTAGAAAATCCAGCAGAATTCCACAGAAATCTAAGAAAGCGTAGTGGTCGTGCAGAAGGAATTAAAGCAGGGTATAATTGGATAGTAGGAGCAGCTAAATGACAACAACATCAATCTTAAATACACCAATGCTATGGGTTAACCACTATCTAAAAGAAAAGCTAGAGACGCTAGGCTTTGACACGGTGCCATTTTTTCCAAGCATACCATCAACCATTGACAACCTAACATCAAGTTTTCCAGAAGGTGGGGTTATGTGTACATACGATAGGCTTATTCGTATGCGTAGAAAGCCATTTCCACATATTAAGTGCGAACAAGCAGTTTATTACTTTTATGCTACAGCAGAAAACTCAGTTGTAAACATGGTCAAGATTACTGAAAAGATTCTTAGACTTATGGACCGTGAAGATGAAACAGCAGAAGAAATAAATAAATGGCAAAAAGCAAAAGGCTCAATTAACGTAGAGGGTATCACCATTGAGCCAAATTTCTACTTCCACAATTTCAAGGTATATCAGCTTGAAGAAGTGCGAGACATCATTGACTTTGGTACTGCTAGAACCTATGGCGGTAACAAGATTATTATTGAGTATGACTACCACATGGTTGACCAAGAATCAATTTAATCATAAACGGTGTGTATACTTATATTGAGGAAACACCCCCCATAATTCCATAAGAATAAGAGGTGAAAAAATTATGGCATATACACGTGGTTCAAGCACTAACATTATCGTTGGTGCAGCAGCTCTCTTCGCATTCGAAGGTGGCGAAATGGGTTACGACGACCTACCAAACGCACAAGGAGCACTTTCTTACAAGGAAACTCTATCAAACGATGCGGACTTCCGTAACGTTGGTTACACCAGCAACGGTCTAGAGCTAACATTTGCTCCAGATTTTGGTGAGGTGTCGGTAGACCAGGTTCTTGACGTAGCAAAACTTTACAAGCAGGGTATGACAGTTAACATGAATACCAGCTTTGCAGAGGCTACACTAGAAAACCTAGTTCTAGCTCTAGCTCGTCCATCAACCGATGCTTTTGTATCGTCTGGTACAACTAGACTCGGTGGAGAAGACACACTACAGCTTTCCGCAGGAGAGCTTGGAGAATGTCCAATCGAACGAGGTTTGGTGGCAGTTGGTCCAGGTACTGGCGACTGTGCACAAGGTAGCTCAATTGAGCGTATCTATGTTGCATACCGTGCTATCTCTATTGAGAGCGTTACAGTATCGGCAAAGCGTGATGAAGCGACAATGTTTGACGTTTCATTCCGTCTACTTCCAAACAACACAGCATCGTACGGTAGAATCGTTGACCGCACACTGGCAGATGGAAACAAACTATCGTCTCCAAACTCGCCAGCAGTGAGCGAATCGTTCTAACAAAATATAATTTAATAGTTGAGACTCCCCTTACTTCGGTAGGGGGAGTTTCTTTTTGGTATACTATATAGATGGCTACTAAAATATATGAATCTGGGTACATAGAACTGACAGACGGAACACAACTACACATAACACCACTAAAGATATTTTATCTTAGGGACTTGATGGATGTATTTAGCAATTTTAAAGATGCTGTGTCAGAAGAAGATACTGTAAATATGTTGCTTGAGTGCGGAGCAATTGCCATGAGGCAATACTATCCATCAGTCACAAGTGCAGAAGAGTTAGCAGATAGTTTAGATATGGATACTTTATACGAGCTTCTTGACCTATCTGCAGGAATTAAGCTAAAGAACAAAGAACAAACTGAAGACACACCACAAAAACAAGTATCTGATAACCCACCTGGATGGGACTCTATGGACCTAGCTACACTAGAGTCAGAGGCATTCTTGCTGGGCATTTGGAAAGACTATGAAGAGCTAGAACGTTCTTTATCGCTACCAGAACTAATGAGCACACTAAATGCAAAAAGAGATGCAGACTATAATGAAAAAAAGTTTTTTGCTGCAATTCAAGGAGTGGACCTTGACGCACAATCTGGAAAGAAAGAACAAGACCCATGGGAAAAAATTAAGGCTAAAGTGTTTAGCGGTGGAGCAACAGATAACCCAGACGACATTTTATCCCTGCAAGGACAAAATGCACAGAAAGCTGGCTTTGGCATTGGCATGGGTCTTGGCTATGAAAAGTGGGATTAACAAGCCTCTTTTGTGTTATAATTTATTTATCAACCTATAGGAGGAACAATGGCAACAACCATTAACGAACCAAAAGAAATCAC